GCAACTTGCCGGCCGACATTGAGCGCGCCATGCAGGAGCTGCTGGAGCCTGTGCTGCCGTGGAAAAACATCCTCAAGCGCTTCATGACTGAGAAGTGCAATGACGACTTCTCATGGAAGCGTGGCAACCGCCGCTTCATTGCACAGGGCCTGTATCTGCCGAGCCGCACGAGCGACGATGCCATGGGCGCTATGGTAGTAACTATCGACACCTCTGGCTCGATCGGCGAAAAGGAACTTACCGAGTTCGGTTCCGAGATCGCTGAGATCCACAAAGAGGTCAAGCCCAAGGAGCTGATCGTCATCTACTGCGACGCACGTGTGAACCACGTGGATCGCTTCGGTCCCGAAGATGAGCTGCACTTCAAGCTACACGGCGGTGGCGGCACGGATTTTCGCCCGCCGTTCAAGTGGCTTGAAGACAACCAGATTCAACCGCGTGCATTCGCGTATCTGACTGACGGCTACGGCCCGTTTCCCGAACAGGAACCGGACTTCCCGAACATCTGGTGCATCAACAACCATGATGTCACACCGCCGTACGGCGAGCACATCATCTTGGAGGTGTGACAGCCATGGCAACTACCCCCAAACCTGCTGTGGTAAAAGAACGCTTGCTAATCGCTCGTGCAAAGATGCATGAGGAATTCCTCAAGGCTTTCGACGAAGCACAAGTCAAATTCGACCCCGAATCCTTGGCTACCGAGATCACGTCGATGCTGCTCGCAGAACGCCGTGAAATTGTTTTGAAACTGATCGGCTTCTCAGATCATTGGGGGTCGCTTGAGGTCGACCACTGTAACGGTCGCGACAGGGACAGCATCGTGGGGAAATACATTCGCACCACTGCTGCAGACGCCGTTCAAAAATGGATGGACGATCACCTGAAAGGCGCGTTCGAAGCACACGTTCGCGGCAAGCTCTCTGATGCCAAAGTCAAAGCCGCTGCGATCAAGGAGTTCGACAGCATCTTCCAACACGCGTTGCACAACGCCATTCGCGACCTCGCAGAAAACATGGCCGAGCAAGTGGCCGAAGAATTCTCGAAAACCGTCAAATCCACTCTGGCCCTATCTTCCGACGACTAATCATGCTCGACTATCATCGCGCAGCCAGACAGTACACCGCTGGCAGAAAGTACAGCCCGATTGGTACCAAGCTGACCAAACATCTCTGGCTCAACTACGAGCCGGGAAAAGACTGCTACACCGTGAGCTATGTCTTCAGCAGGTACTACACTGACATCGATGCAAAAGGCAAACTGGTGTACTTGCGCGCAGGTCCTTCTATGCGTGACAAGTACAAGATGCGCACCGTAGCCTACATCTATAAAGATCACGTACGCTTGGTTGCTAACTTGGGCACTGGGCACACTGTGCGTGACTTCTTCAAAGACATGTACTACTGTACATACCGCGACGTCCCGGGCATCAAAATCAAGGGCATTGAGTGGACGATCTTTTCCCCAAGTACCCCGTACTTCGACAGGAACTACGGAAACGGTGAGTTGCTGTATTCCAGCAGTGACGTGCTGATGTTTCCGGATGGCACATATCAACCTGTAGGCGAGCCGCTTGTACGCGTGCATGACAAAGAGCGTAAGTCCATACTCAACAAGCGCATCAGAGACGTCCGACGTATGCTGGTTCTTCGCGCCAAGTTGGGTGGTTTCAGCTCCGTGGACTGGCAGAAAGTCGATGACGAGTGCAAGTCTAAATACGGCCCTTCACTCCATAACCATGGAGCCTTGGTTCGTAGCCACCCCAAGGTGATCAACGACATGCTGATGGCCGTAGACCCTGAGAACTTCGAATCGATGCTTCCACTTTTGTGGATTTCCCGGGTCTACGCTTTCCATCCTTACGCGCCCTCCAAGTGGAACAGCATCGACAGTTCGTACAACTGGTTGCGCGTTTTCAACAGCATGATCGAGGCTGCACGTGAGGGCCTTCGCAAAGAACTGGGAGCCGTGAGCTATGTCGCAAAAGGCCGTGAACAAGAAAGCACTACTATCCCGACTGATGGGCAAACGCAGCTGCACGGGATGTGAGTATCTGTATCTTCGTAATATCAGACGCTCGCATCGTACAGAGTCCATGGTGCACACAGTGATCGACACGACCATCCATTGCGCACTGGACATGAGCCCTAATCTCAGAGGCAAAGAAGTCAAAATTCCAAACGACTGGCAGAACGACCACTGGGAGCCCACGCGCGACTCAATGTGCGAGCGTTTCAGCCCTTTGAAGGAGCACTGCTCCCCCGCATGGATTGATTCAGATGCTGGAGATACAGAGGTAGCCGAAGAGACCATAGGGTTCAGCCGTGCAGCTCGTCGTGCGATCGCTAGACACAGCTTGGGGTGATATCATATGTCCCCCAAACGAGGAGTTCCACGTATGTCCAACAAACGCATCAAGACGTGGAGTTACTCCCGTCTTGTCGACTTCGAGCAGTGCAAGCTGCGCGCCAAGCTCAAGTACATAGACCGCATCCCTGAGCCAGACCGCGAGCTCCCTTCTGGCAAGACCGAACATGCTAACGACCGTGGAACACGCATCCATGACGCCGCTGAGCGCTTTGTGCGTGGTGAAGTGGAGCTGATCCCGGAACTGAAGGCTTTCAGCGCCGAGTTCCACGACCTGCGCGACAAATACAAGCAGGGCTTAGTTTCACTGGAAGGTGAGTGGGCCGTCAACAAGGACTGGGAGCCGGTGGCGTGGAACGATCGTGATGCATGGGCTCGCATCAAGCTCGACGCGTTCGTTCGACTGTCGAAGACTCATGCCGTAGTCATCGACTACAAGACCGGCAAGAAGTTCGGGAACGAGATCAAGCACGCAGAGCAGACGCAGCTGTACCAACTGGCTGCGTTCCTTCGCTACCCAGAGCTGGAGACGATTGACGTCGAGCTCTGGTACACGGATCAGGACGACCTGACCCACATGAAATACACGCGTGCTCAAGGCATGCGGTTCTTCCAGAACTTCAACCAACGCGGTATCACGATGACAACGGCCGAGGAGTTTCCACCAAACCCCAACGTCTTCGCTTGCAAGTGGTGCCCTTATGGCCCTCGAGGGACAGGGGACTGCGACAAAGGAGTCTGACATGTCCCAAAAGTCACCGCCTCTCTTCAAGCATCAAGCCGCTTCCATAGAGTTCATGCGAACACGTCCGCGTGTACTCGATGCTTCAGACCCCGGAACCGGCAAGACCCGGGTACAGATCGAGCTGTTTGCGGCTCGTCGTGCAGCCGGTGGTGGGGCGGCCTTGGTGATTGCTCCGAAGTCTCTCCTGCGCAGTGCATGGGAAGACGACTTCAAGAAGTTCGCGCCGCACATCAGGGTGTCTGTAGCCACAGCAGAGAAGCGTGAAACTGCGCTCAACGTGCCGGCCGACGTTTATGTGACGAACACTGACGCTGTGAACTGGCTCGCAAAGCAGGACGCGAAGTTCTTCAAGCGCTTCGATACCTTGATCATCGACGAGTTGTCTGCATTCAAGCACCACACCAGTGGTCGCTCAAAGGCGATGAACAAAATCAAGAAGCACTTCAAGCATCGCTACGGGCTCACTGGTACTCCGAACAGCAACACGATCACAGATCTCTGGCACCAAATATTCATCCTCGATGATGGCCAGCGGCTAGGCAAGTCGTTCTATCAGTTTCGCAACTCGACACAAACTCCTGAGCAGGTCGGTCCGCAACCGAACATGTTGAAGTGGATCGACAAGCCCGGTGCCGAGATCGCTGTAGGCGGCCTGATCCAAGACATGGTAGTGCGCCACAAATTCGAGGAGTGCATCGACATTCCTGCGAACCACGAGTACTCAGTGCCGTACCACATGACACCGAAGCAAGCCAAGCTGTACCAGCAGTTCGAGAAGAACGCTATCGCAGCGCTATCGGGAGGCAAGGTGATCAGCGCGCTCAACGCAGCGGGCGTGATGACTAAGCTGCTGCAGATCGCCAGTGGCGCTTCATATTCTGAAGGGCTAGAGGGCGAGGACTACGTCAGCATCGATACAGCGCGCTACGAGCTGGTGGCCGATCTGGCTGACCAGCGCGATCACAGCGTGGTGTTCTTCAACTGGCAGCACCAGAGAGATCACCTGATTGCCGAGTTCAAGAAGAAAGGCCTGACGTACGCAGTCATCGATGGCAGTACGTCGGACAAGCAGCGCAAAGAAGCAGTTGACCGGTACCAAGCTGGGTTTTACCGCGTCCTGCTAGCTCATCCGCAGAGCGCAGCTCATGGCCTCACGCTTACCAAGGGCACAGCCACGATCTGGGCGAGTCCGACGTACAACCTCGAACACTGGCTGCAAGGCAACCGCCGCATCTACCGTGCCGGCCAGACGCAAAAAACCGAGACCATTGTCGTGCTCGCCCCGGGCACTGTCGAGGACAAAGTGTTCCAGAAGCTGACCGACAAGAACGTCCGACAGACCAATATGCTTACCTTCCTTCAAGAAATGTTCGACGATCGAACGCCCTGATTTGCAACTGCCACCAACGAGCCCCAAGGAGAATCCAATGAGCAACTTCGCCGTCCGCCCGCAAAACATGCCGCTCAACCTCACGTACCAGATCGCATGGGAGAAGCAATACCAACAACTCCTGCGCCAGTTTCTGAAGACGCACTACGAGTTCGACGGCTCTGCTGTCGCCGCGTGGATGCGTAAGCAGGGCCTGCACGACCCTGAGCACCACAATATGTGGGGTAGCCAGATCATCTACTACTCCGGCCTCGGCTGGATGTCAGCAGTGGGTCGCGGCGTCCCTTCTGGCGCTGCGCACATCGCGCAAGTGCGCATCTGGCGCAGTGCCTTCTACACAGCAAAGGTTAAGCTCTAAGGAACAACCCATGTCCATGGAAGACGGAAAGCTGGAAGTCAATGGCGTCACGTATGACATTGTCACGCTTGACTACGAGACCTTCTACAGCGATGACTACACATTGGCAGGAAAGCTGAACACCTCAGAGTACGTGCGCGATGACCGCTTTCACGTGCATGGAGTAGCGATCAAAAAGGGCAACGGCAAGACGCTCTGGTACACCGGACGCAACATCGCGCTCGCGCTGAAGGAAATCGACTGGTCGAAGACCGCGATGGTCTGCCACAACACGGCGTTTGACGGATTCGTCACATCGGAGGTCTACGGACACAAGCCCGCCTTCTACGTCGACACTCTGTCCATGAGCCGTGCAACACGTGGTCACGCCACGAAGCACGATTTGGACACAGTGGCTAAGGCCCTCGGTCATGGTGGCAAGGTAAAGCGCGAAGCGTTGGCCAACACCAAGAACAAGATGCAGCTCACGAAGGACGAAGAGGCTAAGCTGGGCGGCTACGCGGTCGACGATGTGGAAGACACGTACAAGATTTTCTGGGACATGTACCCATACGTGCCTGATAATGAACTACGGTTGATCGACATCACGATGCGTATGTTCTGCGATCCTGTGCTGGAGGTCGACATTCCACGCGTCAAAACTGAACTGGAGAAGGAACTCGGCGCCAAGACTGCAGCTTTGCTGCATTCAGGTGCTCAGGTCGAAGACCTGATGTCGAATGACAAGTTCGCTCAACTGCTCAAAGCTGCTGGTGCACAGTTACCGCAGAAAATCAGCCCGTCGACCGGCAAACTGACCTATGCGTTCGCCAAATCCGATCTAGCCTTTCAAGACTTGATGAAAAGCGGCAATGATAAGGTCCGCGCACTGTGCGAGGCTCGTCTTAAGGTGAAATCTACCATCGGCGAGACCCGTGCGAACCGTTTCCTTGAAGCTGGGCGCGACGGCAAGAAGCTGCCCATCCTGCTGAATTACAGCGGTGCCCATACTCACCGCTGGTCTGGTGGGAACAAGATGAACTTGCAGAACTTGAAGCGCGGCGGTGAACTGCGCCGCTCGATCCTTGCGCCGAAGGGCTACGTAATCGTGGTCGCCGACTCTGCGCAGATTGAGGCTCGTGTTCTTGCATGGCTGGCTCAGCAAATGGACATCGTCAACGCCTTCGCTACAAAGCAAGATGTGTACAAGTTGATGGCCTCAGTGATCTACAACGTCCCGGTCGAAGATGTTACCAAGGACCAACGCTTCATTGGCAAGATCTGTGTGCTGGGTCTGGGCTACGGCATGGGTCCGCAAAAGCTCCAGCAGACGCTGAAGCAGGGCACGATGGGACCGCCAGTGGACATCAGCGAAGATGAGTGTCGTCGCATCGTCAACATCTACCGCCAAAAGAACTGGAAGATCAGGGCCTTCTGGAAGAAGATGGACCAGATGATCACCAACATGACGCTGGGGATCAAGAGCAAAGAAGGTCCGATCGAGTCCGGCAAAGGTTTCCTGTGCCTGCCCAACGGGCTATTTCTACAGTACTTCGGTCTGCATGGTACAGCCGACGTCACGCGCGATGACCTCGTGATGACCGAGACCACATACCTCACACGCTCTGGCCGAGCCAAGCTATACGGCGGACTACTCACCGAGAACGTGGTGCAGGCTCTCGCGCGCATCATCATCGCTGAGCAGATGCTGAAGATCCACGATGCCGGCTACCGAATCGTGACCATGACGCATGACGAGATCGTAATCATCGCCAAGGAGAAGGACGCCAAGAAGGCCCTCGACTTCATGATCAAAACCATGTCAACTGCACCCGACTGGGCACCGGGACTTCCACTCTCGGCCGAAGGTGGCTTTGACTACTGCTATTCCAAGTAACGCAACCGAGCCCCAAAATGAAAGTCAACCTGATCATCGAAGAAGATGAGATGTTCCGTCAACATGTGAAAAGCTTGATCGAAGGTCAAGTTCGCCACGTTCTGCGTGAACAGCTCTCCGGCATTGTGGCTGGCGAGATCGCCAAACTACGTCTCCTCAAACCCAACAGTCCGGTGCTAGGCGACCTTGTGGCCGTTGAGCTAAAGAAGCAGACCTCTATGAAGGTCACGCCGTCGGCCATTGCCGCTGAACTGCAGAAGCAAGTCAAAGCCGAGATTGATAAGGCAGTCACCCCGCTTTCACAGCAGGTCAAGGCTGCTCTTTCGGACGCCATCGCAGCGAAGATCCGTGCATGAGCCACTACGACACATTGGGTGTAGCACCTAGTGCTACAGACGAAGAGATCCGAGCCGCGTACAAGCGGCTTGCCATGAAGTACCACCCCGATCGAGAAGGAGGTGACGCGGAAAAGTTCGACGCCGTGAAGAAGGCTTACGAGGGCCTGCAGAACAAGGTATGTCCGGTCTGCGAAGGTCGGGGTCAGATTCGTGAACGAAACGGGGCGTTCACAAAGCTCGTCAACTGTCCACGATGTTGGCAGACCTGAAATTTACCCTTTGGAGTGATATCAGATGAGTACCGTTGGTGCTAAAATCGATGCTCTTCACGCACTGCGAGAAGAGAAACGTCAGCTCGAAGAGCTGCTCAAGGCGAAAGCTCAAGAGATTGACCTTGTGGAAAACGAACTGATCGAATTGATGGATCGACAAAACATCACCAAGTCGACTGGTTCGAAGGCCACAGTGTCTATCTCGACGTCTGTCAAACCGTCGGTCGAGGACTGGGATGCGTTCTACGCGTATATCCACAAGAACAAGTACTACCACTTGCTCGAACGTCGTCCGTCAGTCACTGGCTGCCGTGAGCTGTTCGATCACAAAGGCGCCATTCCCGGCGTCGTGCCTTTCACTCAGCGCAAGCTGAACATCCGTTCCGTGTAACGATTCAAGGAGAATCAAAGATGGCAACCCGTGCAAAAGCCAACCTTCCCGTCAACTACCAAGAGCAGCTCGCCAAGGAAGCAGCGGAGATCAGTAAGCGCATCGCAACCCCGTCCGGCGATCGAATCCGCTTCAATTCCAACCGCAGCCTCATCACGCCCGATGGCAGTGAAGGCGAGGAACTTGAAGTGGTGATCGTCGACTTCGTGTCGAGCAACCTGTTCTACGACGGCCCGTTCGATCGTGACAACCCGCAACCCCCCGGCTGCTTCGCTATCGGTGCCGAGCCCAGCTTGCTGGTGCCCAGCCCCAACTCGCCCAACAAGCAAGCCGAGACCTGCAGTGCCTGTCCGAACAACCAGTTCGGCTCTGCCGGCAAGGGCAAGGCCTGCAAGAACACACGCTTGCTGGCCGTAACGCCTGTAGCGATGGACGGCGATGAGCCTCCGATTTGGATCATGTCGGTGCCCCCCACTTCCATGAAGGCCTTTGACGCCTATGTCAAGATGCTGGCCACCAAGCACAAGACCATCCCGATCGGCGTGGTCACACGCATCACGCTGGACCAAGATGTGCAGTTCGCTGCCCCGCGTTTCTCGGTAGTGCGTCCGCTGAAGGCTGAGGAATTCGAGACGTACATGAATCGTCGCGAAGAAGCCAACACGCGCCTGACTGCTGAGCCCGACGTGTCGCAGTACACACCCCCGAAGGGCGCAGCCGTCGGCCGTGGTCAGCCTGTTCGCCGCGGCGTCCGCTAAGTTGTGGAGAGCAGCTGATTTTGACTGCTGCAGGTTCGACTCCTGATCTTGACCATCGAAGTCATGTACATCGGTCCGCAGAATCTTGAAGCTGCTCTCCCACCCAACCCGTTCTGGCCGGGTACCGCCAGTTTTATCAACGAACCAAGGAGCCTGAGATGGCACGTGCACCGAGCATCATCCTCACCCCGGCCGAAAAGAAAATGGCCGTCAACAATGCCAAAGAAGCAGTCAAGTCCGCGAAAGCCAAGCACGCCAGTCTGACCAAAGACCGTGCTGCTCTGGGCAAGGCGCATGCCGCCAAGCTGAAGGAGCTGGAAAAGGCGCATGCCGCCAAGCTGAAGGAGCTGGACAAGACCATCAAGCTGGCAGCCACTGAGCTTACCAAGGCCGAAGCCAATCTGCTGAAGCTTGTCCCCGCGCCCAAGACCGAGTCCGAGTGGGCCGTACCTACTGAAACGGCATAAGCCGCACCAGTACACCAGCCAGAACGGAGCCCGGGGACGATAGTTCCCGGGCTTTTTCAATTCGTCAGGAGCCGCTACATGGACAACATCATGGTGGACATCGAAACTCTGGACACGGTGCATAGCGCCGTCGTACTGAGTATCGGTGCCGTTGCATTCGATCCTTACTCTAAAGAGCTGGGTGAGAAGTTCTACGTCGAGCTTGCTGATCTTGAGGTGCAGCAACACGTTGGCCGTACGATCAGCGCAAGCACGGTACGGTGGTGGGTGCAACAAGACGCTGCCGCCAAGCAGCTATTCGCTGATCCGCCCCCAGACGGTGTGCGCCGCGTCAGCACCGCGCAAGGCTTGACCGAGTTTGCTGCGTTCATCGCACGCAACGGCGGGAAGAACACGAAGTTGTGGGGCAACGGTGCTGACTTCGACAACCTCATTCTCGGGAGCCTCTACGAAGCGTTCTCGATGAGCAAGCCGTGGTCGTACGGCAGCAACCGCTGCTACCGCACATTGAAACGTCTGTTCGGTGAGAACATTAACATCGAGCGCGTCGGCGTGTACCACAACGGGCTCGACGACGCAATCACTCAGGCTATCCACACACAGGAGATCATGGCATGCATAAAGCAGCAGTAATCGGGCTCCACGGGCGTGCCCGTACGGGCAAGGACACGGTGGCCAATTTCATCATCAGTCACCGTGGCGGCTACGTGTATTCGTTTGCGGACCCGATCCGCGCAATGCTCGTGCCGCTGGGCATCGACATGTCCGATCCGTACTGGCAAGCGAACAAGGAGAACATCATCCCGGCTCTCGGCGTTTCGCCGCGTCGACTCATGCAGACACTGGGAACTGAGTGGGGTCGTCAGCTCATCAATCAGGACCTGTGGCTGATTCTGGCCAAGCAGCGGCTGCTCAACTTCGGGCCGGGTATGGTGGTCGCAGACGTGCGTTTTGAGAACGAGGCCTCATGGGTTCGAGCTCACGGGCGCGTGATCCACATCGAACGGCCCAACAACATCGCAGTAGAGGTCCACGCGTCAGAGGCAGGAATCGAGTTCAAGGGTGGAGAAGGTGATATCAAGATCGTGAACGATGGTACGCTGGAGGATCTCCAGAACACCATTCGTAGGATCTTCGATGGCAGCTAAACCCGAGAACACGTTCATCGCATCCGTCCACAAAAAGTTCAGCGAGGGTAAACCGTACTTCGAGAAGATGTACAACCCGCTGCGCTCAGGGACTCCTGACGTCTACTACAGCGGTGATGTCGGGGACATGTGGATCGAGTACAAGTTCCTTCCGAGAATTCCGAGAAGCGCAGAGATCCTTCCGGACCTCACGCCTCGACAACGTCGATGGTTGAACGACAGATATGACGAAGGGCGCAACGTAGCGGTTGTGCTTGGAACACCCGACGGGGGTGTGATCTACCGGAACAAAGAGTGGGACACCCCACTCTCCAGCACTGAGCTTAAAACCCGCCTCGTATCACGCGAAGAGGTTGCTCGGTGGATCAAAACCCAAGTCGGAGTAAGCATATGCAAGTTGTCAGAGTCGCTGTGAGCGCAGCCAAGGTCACTACCGCGACGTATCGAGTTCTCGCCACTACCGTCATGGGGTACTACCTCGTGAAAGGGGTCATCGATCACGAAAGACTTCGCTATCGAGAGAGTAAGCGCGATGCAAAGTAACAAAGAACGACGCCTTTGACTATGTTCAAGACCCTCAAAGAGGCTGAAGCCATTCATGGTGGACTCGGAAAACCCTCCAAGATGCCCGGCTATGCTTATGGCATCCCGGCCAAGCACTGCAAGGTCGGGATGAAGCTCCACAAGGTGCCGGGCAGCGTCTGTGCAGACTGCTACGCGCTAAAGGGCCGGTACGCTTTCCCCAACGTGCAGAATGCCCAAGAGCGTCGTTTCCAGTCTCTCAAGCACCCACTATGGGTTCAGGCTATGGCTTGGACCTTGAACAAACACAAGTGCGACTACTTCCGCTGGCATGACAGCGGAGATCTCCAAGGGATGTGGCATCTTGCCAACATCGTGGAGGTGGCCCGCCTGTGCCCCAACACCAAGTTTTGGCTGCCTACGCGTGAAAACGCTCTCGTGTCTCAGTACCTAAACACGGTGGGCAAATTCCCCGAGAACCTCGTAGTTCGAGTATCAGGAGCAATGATTGATGGCTACGCCCCGATCAAGTTCTTCAACACCAGCACTGTTGTCACCGAGGCGGCACATGCAACATGCCCCGCCTACAAGCAGGGAGGCGTCTGCGGATCTTGTCGATCCTGCTGGGACCCTACCGTCCGAAATGTTTCCTACCCACGTCACTGAAGAAAGCACGACTATGAACTTCAACCCCGAAATCGCTACCACCGCCGTCTTCCAGTCGGAAGGCACTCCGGATATGACCGTGCGCGTCCTTGTCGATGGGGAACACTCCGGGTTCTCCATCGATTTCGGCGACGGCACTCCTCTTGTCACCCAGTTCCCGCCGGGTGCTGGACGTCTCCAATTGGCTGAAGCGCTTCAGTTCGTTGCCGATACCATCGGTAGCACCGTACCGGGTCGCCTGAGCCCCTTTGTGCGCGGCTGGATCAGCACCGCTGCGGACAGCCACCAGATCGCCAAGGAGAAGGGCTTCTGGGAGTCTGGCACTGAGCGCAATGACAGCGAGATGATCATGCTCGTTGTCACCGAGCTGGCCGAGGCTGTCGAAGGCCTGCGCCACGGCAACCCGCCGGACGACAAAGTGCCTGAGTTCACGGCGGCTGAAGCCGAGTTCGCCGATGCTGTCATCCGCATGATGGATCAGGCACATGCACGTGGCTGGCGCGTGGCTCAGGCCGTTGAAGCCAAGATGAAGTTCAACAAAGGGCGTGGCTACAAGCATGGAAAAGCGTTTTGAAGACAGACCGGTTCTCCCGAACGAATACGCGAGGGTCATTGCGGCCATCCGCACAGGGCTGGCTGGCAACCGCGAAGCCCTCTTCGTGAGGGAGGCATTCCTCAAACTGCTCGAGTACGAACGAAAGCACAACCAAAACGGAGCGCAAAACCATGGGTAAACTCATCGTCCCCAAGGCCTTCCTCATCGCCGAGACGAAGGTAGACTATGCGGCCATAGACCATGCCCTTCTGCACCTTGGTGTGGACGGCTGGACCACGGACAGTGACAACGACGCCGACGTACTCACCGAGTTCGCTGGCAAGTCCTGTTACATGTCATTCGACACCTCGATGAACAAGAACCTGACCAAGGTAGGTGGTCGCAACAACTACGACTATATCCAGCAGGGGATCGTCGCCAACGGGCACGGTAGCGTGCTGGAGCACTCGTCTGTCACCTTCTTCTTGACGAACGTGTCGCGTGTGGTTACGCACGAGCTGGTGCGCCACCGCGCTGGTACGGCGTTCAGCCAGACCAGCGGGCGCTACGTGCGTAGTGACGAAGTCGACATGTACATGCCCGACGAGTTGACCGCGTACCCCGAAGCTGTGGCCATCTTCCAACGTGCGAATGCACAGATGGAAGAGAACCTCGCTGAGCTGGTCAGGGTCACGGGTATTGAGACCATGACTGACTTCGGACTGAAGAAACGGCTCACGAGTGCTTTCCGCCGCATCCTCGGCAACGGGCAGGCCAACCACATCGTGATGACTGGCAACCACCGTGCGTGGCGCCACATCATCGAGATGCGCACTTCCATGCATGCCGAAGAAGAGATCCGCGTGATCATTGGCGACGTTGCTCAGCAGCTGAAGGCCAAGTTCCCGACGATCTATGGCGACATGGAGCGCTTCCATAACGGTGAATGGAAGTTCGCCCACAGCAAGGTGTGATATGAGCCGCAGCCGCCGTAAGACCCCTATCTTCGGGAACACCACTGCGACCTCAGAAGCTGAGGACAAGCGGCTGTGGCACAAGCGCCTGCGCGCCAAGTTCAGGGACCGGCTCAAAGCTGGACCTGACGACCCGATCCCTATCGACTACCGCGAGGTCTCAGACCCGTGGTGCATGTCCAAGGACGGTCGTCACTACTGGAAGAACGCGACCAAGAAGTCGCTTCGGAAGTAGAAAGAGCCCCGTAGGGCTCTCTCTCTCTCTTTTTCCCTCTTCGCTGAGGGATGCCAAACTATTTCAGAGTTGCTTAGCCCTCGCCCGCCGCCCCGTCACAGGACGTCGCAGGCACCAGCCGAGCAGGCCAGCGTTTGCTGGTTGGTCGTCGAATCGTCCCTCTCGAACCGCTGCAGGCCCGCCCAGTCGAAGTCTGGCATCCTCGCAACCAGCGCGTCGTACTCCTCCTTCGAGCACTCTTGGTATGGTGCCTGCTGGTAGGTGTGGTCGCTGTGGGGCAGGAACGACACGCCACCGACGTCGTCGAAGTTGCGGTACACCCAATCACCGACGGCCAGCCACTCGTGATCACGCACGTAGACGGTGATCGACGGGTTGTGCTCACACCAGTGCTGCTTGAACATCAGGTAGTGGTCCAGCTGCTCGACGGCCGTCATGTCATTGCGGAACACGGCGTGCTCCGGGCCTTCCACGGGGAAGCTGAACACATCAGTTGTGTCGCCCTTCAGCACACAGTCCTCGACAGGGAAGCCTTCCGCACGCATGAACTGTGCCAGAGGATCCTTCTTGTCGGCGCGCACGGTGCGGATGTAGTGCTTGCTGTATCGGGGGTGGATGCCGGACGCAGAATCCACGAGCTGGGAGACCGTGCCGGACGGTTTCACAGTGGTGATCGCCACGGACTGATTGATGCCCAGCTTGGCAGCCCATTCGGCGTTCGTCTTGACGGCATGGACACGCAGGACCGCCAGCCAGCTGGCGGCTTCATCGGAGACCTTGGACAGCACCTCGTGGTCCATGATGCCAGTCATGGAGACACCAAGCAGGCGTTCCTCCTCTTGGTTCTTCTGCCACACGCTGCGCACGTAGCGGAACTTGCTGAGGGTCGACTGGAAGGTGCCCATGATGGTGGCCACCTCGACCTTCTCCATCAGGTCCTCGAGCGTGTCGCCAGCGCGGATAACCACCTCAGTCAGGTTGCACAGACCGGCGGAGCGCAGAAGGATCTCTCCGCAGGGGTTGGTACCGAAATCGAAGTCCGGATTGCGACGGCCAGACTCAGCCGCCTTCTTTTTCGCCGCCACGCGATTGAAGATGCCGCGCTCCCCGGACTTCGACTCGATAAGGGCCTGCCACTCCTTCAGGAAGATCTCCATGTCGGGGCGCTCCGTGTAGGCGGCAGAGTTGTTGGCCAGCGCGCGCTGGGGTTCAGTTTCCCACCACTTGCCCGACTTCGCCACGCGCATGCGGTCGTCAGACAGGTTGGACAGGGAGATCAGGGCCGAGCGGCGCACACCGCCCACCACGACGATGTCGGCGATCTTGCAGACGAGGTCATGGCACTCGACGGAGGTCAGCTTGCGGCCTGCAGCACCCTTGAACAGAGCTACGGAGAACTTGAACAGGTCGACCAGCGGCTTGGGGCCAGAAGCGCGGCCGCCGAAGGTCTTCAGCTTCGCGCCGGCAGGGCGCACTTTGCTGACGTCCCACTGTGGGATCTGTCCAGCGTACAGCAGACTGATCAGCTCGCGGAAGGCGCTGGCCCAGCCGATCTTGCTGTCCTTGACCGTAATGACCGTGGTGCTGGGGTGAAAAGTCTCAGCCACTTCGGGCAGCTGGTTGATGTTCTGGCGCTCGACACTGAAGCCGACGCCCGTACCGCACATCAGGATGTACAGGATTTCATCGAAGGCGCGGACGTTGTCCACGGCGATGTAGGAGCAGTTATACCCAGCCATCTCGTCCTTCTCGAGGGCAGGGCCAGCGGTCATCAGGGCGCGCATGGAGGGCATGCAGCGCAGCGACTGGATGGCGGCCTTCACGCGAGAGGCAGGATACAGCTCGGGGAAGCGTTTGGCGAAGAAGTTGACGTAGCGGTCAACGGTCTCGGGCCAGTCCTCGCGGCGCTGTTCGGCGTCAAGCCAGCGGGCGTAGCGGGACTTGTGGATGAACGACTGAAGGGGGGTGGGGAGAGAGACAGGCAGGTCGGCTTTGGCGGCGATGTCCATGGCGGGTTTTCCTCGAAGGCTGAAAAAGCCCCTCTGGGGGGCTGCGGAAAATATACCACATCACGGGCTGGTGGTGCAAGGCCGGCGACGGATGGGTCCTGACGAAACTTTCGTAACGAGGCGGGGTAACCTTTATAGAAACCACCATCACTGCTATCAACTATCTACATATACTATCTATACCTACTGTTTTATTTATCTGAAAAAATGTAAGTTCGTAAGGAATAGAAAAAATGTAATAGTGATAAGTACTTAGAGCATCTCACCGGGCATCACGATCTCCTTACGCTTACGAAGTGACGAAGCCCCAACGAATCGGGGCTTCGTGCTTGGTTTCGGTCAAACGTACTTGGCAAGCGGCACTGAGCGGTTTATGACTTGGCCCATGCTCGCATGCCCGCTGAGGCCTGATAGTAGGGTCGTCAGGTGGTCGAACGTGGGGCCAAGGAACGTAGTGCCCGGCAGCTTGCCGCGCTTCAGATCACCCCAAGCGTCCTCGCCGAACACACCTGTCCCCAAGATGCCAGATCTCGCAAGTGATTGACTTGCAATGGAATATAGGTCTGCAGAGGAGTGGAGCGTTCCAGTAACCAATCCCTTGACGGTATCGCTGGCGAACATGAACGGCACGTACGACATCAAAATCCACGCCGGCACAACGTTCCCGTGCCGCAGCTCTTCGCTGACGCGGCGCAGGATCGTGTTCTGGAAACTGTAGGTGTACTGCTTCAAGTGGAAGATCAACTGATATCGCGGATCGCTCCCCCAGATCGGCCGATGGGCCGCGTTTGGGCGGAGGACGGCGCCGTCAACCCACTTGAAAACCGCCGCCTGAATCCGCTTTTCGATGGCTGATACCTCCGATTTTTTGGCTCCAGACTGTAGTAATTGGTCCTTTGTGAGGGCTATTCTTCCGTCCGCGAGCTGAAAAACGTCAGAATCCTTGATCCCAAGCTCCGATAGGTACCGTTCGTGGCCCAGATTTGCGAGGATAAATCGCTGCGCAGCCACCATTGCGGCCACCCGCATGTTCTGATTCCACCTCTCCATGCCGTTGTAGCGGAAGAACTTCGTGTTGAGGTTCTTCAGGAATTTGCTCATGTACATCGAGTTGTACATCTGCCCCATGGAATCTAGTACGAGCTGGTCGCCGATGAGCCCCAGCGTTCTGGCCATCTCAGTCTGGGCGTCAGGGCCCGCACCACGTACCTGATCGACGAGGCCCTTTATGCCGTACTTGAACGCGGTCCACGCCTCTTTCATGTCGTTCGAGCGTAGGGCTATGCCTAGCGGGTCGATCAGGTTCGAGAACAGGCTAAGCGGAAGCAGCACGATGTTCTCGTACGCCATGAGACCGCTCATAACCTCCTTGAGGTGCGGGTTGAAGTTGTAGCCCAGCGTACCCTCCATAGCCATGGTCGCCTTGCGCGCCATGTCGAGTTCGTCCTGCGTCGCGCCTTGCTTCTGGGCTTTGAGGAGCTTCGAGGTGATCACTTCTCCGTCGTTGCCGAAGTCGTTGGCGTACTCAGCACGATGCACCGCGCGCTGGGCGTATGTGGTCATGACGTCTACCAAGTCCTTGGACTGGTATTTGGCGAAATCGCCCGCGTTGCTGGGGTCGATGAAGGTAAACCGGCGGTCCAGCACCGATGGGTTCCAAGGGGTGAAGCCCAGCGAGTGTTCGTTTTCGGCCAGCTCGATCGAACCGTCACCGTTCACCAGCGCGTTGAACGTTTCCCGTGCCTGTTCCTTACCGACGTACTGCTCCAGCAGCTTGACGAACTCCGCCTCATTGTTGCGGATGGTCCCCTTGTCCCAGACACGCGGGAAGTAGTTCTTGACGTAGCCCAGATCTTCCCACTTTTTGGTACTGTGGTCGAAGCGCTTTACGCCGTTCTCGACCATATAGTCGTGTATGTCCTTGAGATATGCAGCCAGCCTCATCTCCAGCGGGCTGGAGGGCGGTTTCATAGCCTGCATATTCTCCAGCGCGCGGCGGCGGTCCTCAGCCGACGTATCACCCAAGATATCCTGCAGCTGGTTCAGGCGTTTACCGGTCTGCTGTGCGCGGCGCTGCATGAATGGCAGCTTGCCCGGGGCTTCACGGCCCGGTTCGCGATGGAACATGTCAGCCAGCTCGGTCAGCGCCTCGACGTTGGTGTTGCGCAAACGGTCCGTAGTGGCTGTGAACAGGGCCTCGGCGGTATCGCCAAGCGGACCTGACACCCTGCGTATACGGTCGGGCAACGTCTCGGCCTTCAGGTCTTCGAGCACAGCTCCAACGAGGCTGGGCTCCGAAAACTTGCCACCGTGCAGCGCCGTGAGCAGCCGATCGATCTTCTGGTCTTGGCTCAGCACTCCCAACATCTCGCGGAAGAACGTCACTATGCGCGAGAAGATGTTCGTCCCGGTCGGGCCCAGTTTCAGCGCACCTTCGGCCCAGAACTGGTACATGTAGGCCAGCCGCTCCTCGCGGTCTTTCTCGATCTGCATGAGCGCTTCGGGATGGTCTTTCAGCAGCTCCCGCATCTTGGACATGACTTGCGGTGCCTCGGAAGCGGCAAGCAGGTCGGCCTTCAGCTTGCGTTCGGCCTTAGAGCCACCCAGCACGGCCATGAAGTCGTGTAGCGACTCGTGCCACGCCACGGACATCGGGTTCAACGAATCGACCGCGATCTTGATCAGCCGCTTCGTCTTGTCGGGACTCATGGAGAATTCGCCAGACGCACCGATATCAGCGAACTTGGCAAACGCTACCTTAACGTCCTTGCCGCGAATGCGGGCGATCTCATCGATGATCGCTTGTTTGTCAATCTTCCCCGGTTCCCCGCTATTGGGGTTCATCGCGGATTGCCGGGCGCTGCCCGGCTCAGCTTTTGGGCGGATCAGCTCCTCCAGCCGCGCACGCTGTGCATCCGTCGGTTCGAGCCCGTCCCACATGCTACCCCAGTCGAAGGAGCCTTTCGGGTCAAGCAGTTCTTCCAGCCTGAAGCGCAGTTGGCTTTGCGTGTCAGTGAGATCCAGCGCTGGGATCTTCTTGAGCTGCTCAAAGGCCTTGACAGCCATATCAGTGAAGCGCAGCACCTTACCCGGAGTGTCGAGGCGGCCCCAGTTGTCCTTCACTGCCACGTCGTACAGGTCGGTGAGCGCATCTGGGCTCAGCGCCCGTGTGTCGTCGATCTTCTTGGCGGTCTCACGTGACGAGGCGGCCGGGTTCGGTTCGGTCTTTGGCGTTTCGGCGCGCCCCTCGCGCTGCACAGGCGCCCAAGTACCGGGTGACGACTCAGCATAACCGTTGTCGGACAAGAACTTAGCCACTTCACGTTCACCGACGTTGTACTGACGCCCCCGATCTGCTTTCGCGTCTGTGATCAGCGTAGCCCCAGCGTCGACGGCCTTCTTTATCTCATTCCAGTCTGGCTCGATTCGTCCTTTGCGGTTACCCTCAGCGCTTATGAATACGGTGTCGTCTTTCGTGTACTTGCCGGTGTTGGCTAACTCCCCCCAGTCCTTCATGTACTGGTTGGTGCTGGACTTCTCGCTACCGCGCCCGATGAACTTGTCGGCACGATCGGATTTCTCTTGATCCTTGCCAAGATACGGACTGTCCCCAGTGAGCTCGACTTTGTTTTTGTACGCCACGTCCTTCTTCGGTGACTCCGAGGGCGGCTCCGAGGGCGGCGAAGCACCCCAGCGCAGCTTGTCCAGCAGCCCTCTCTGCATACGGGTCAGTCTGTCCTCCGGAATCTGTCCAAGCTCCTCTATCGCTCTGCTGGCCAGTTCCTTGTAACTCTGCATCTTCTCGGGCGTGTCTATGCGATCCCAGTTCCCCTTCACCGCCACGTCGTGCAGAGTGGTGAGCTCTTTGGGTGAAAGCGGTCGCGCGTCGCCATTCTTACTACCACCCCCAGCGCCTGTCATCGGCGCACGCGTGGACCCCAAGGCAGCACCGGTGTCTTCTTCGTAGCGACGAGGGCTAGTGTTGTTTAGCTCCTCGTTAGAACGCGTGCGCGGCAGGCCGTTTGAGCCGATTGATTTGCCGTCGTCCTCTCCGGTCACTCCCTTGCGGTTCATGTCAGACTGCTCTACTTCGTGCTCGAACTCCAGAGCGCTGATGTTCGCAGCTGCTTCGGTGTACATGCGCAGCCTCTTCTTCACAACAGTTTCCGCCGGCACACCGCCTCTGTTCTTCTTGAGTTCGTTGAGACGCTCCTGCAAGCGGTCTACGTTTCGTTGCAGTGCAAGTTTGATCTCCGCGCGGCGTGACTCAGCCACCCCACTGTCGTCGTCCAGCAGCTCGGTGAACTCGTCGGCAACTTCGGACAGTTTCCCTTCCAGTTCTTTCAGGGAACCCTCAGCCCCTTTCAGAGCGGATTTCACCATGTCGTAGTACTCGTCGTCACGCTCAGGCTTGAGCCTCGCCCCTGTTTTGCGGTCTAGCACCACGTCGTCGAGATTGGTCGACAATCCCTTAACATCATCGCGCGCCAGCACGGAGGCCACGGCGTCGGAGAACAGACGGCGCATACGCCTGCTGGCGCCCTCACCACGGCCTGAACCCTCCTTATCGCCCTGCGACTTCCACATGGACTCGGCGGATAGGGTGAGCTTGGAGCCATCAGTGCGCTCGAACGTCACACGAGTCTTCGAGGCCGACGGGTCCTTGGTAAGCTTGCCGTAGGCAGCGACGTCTTCATCCGACGCGATCGTGCCGTCGTATGCCTTGGCGTCTGAGACCTTCAGCACCTCGTACAGGTCGAGAGCCGCCTTAGCGCCACCCTTCTTGTACGCCTCGCGCATGGCGCTCAGTTCACCCTTCAACTCGTTGATCTGCTGCGAGCGGTCTTCGCCGGTACGGCTCTCGTGCCCGGCGATACGCTCCTTGATGTCGTTAGCAATACGCCTGACCTCAGCCCCGGGGTCGCGCCCGGTGCGGGCCACGTACTCGCTGTACGGTACCGGGTGGGCCCGGGCGTCAGGGCCAACAGAGCCACTGCCCATCATATCGACGGCTGCGCGCGACGACTCCTTGGCGCCGCGCTGCGTGCCGCGCAGCACGCTGAACGGACGCATGGACTTCGCGTCCTTGAACTGGTATGACGCCTCAGGTGCCTCATGCACGTTGATCGGGTTGCTGCCGTCCTCCTGCAGGGTTTCGTTCGGGTCGAAGCGCAGATCAGCCTTGTTCTGCTTGGCGTAGTAATCCAGAACGGCCTTGGCGCTCTCAGGCGAGCCGAAGGCGCTAGCCAGCCCGTTCACCAGCGCCGTGCCCTTTTTCGAGTCGGCCGAGTCAATGAGGGTGAACTGGTCTACCAGCTGGGCGATGCGTTGGAGCTGCGGAGCAGTGAGCTGGCGGCGCGCCTCGGGCGTCAGGCTGGACACGAGGAAGCTGTTTGGCTGCTTCATGTCCTGCTGGGCGTTCGTGATGCTCTTGATACGCGACAAGAAGCTATCCTCGGGACGCGGCAGGTTAGCGTACTCCACCAGCGTCTTGGCCATGGCGTCCGGGTCCTTGAACAGGGACATGGCGTTCGACAGCTTGGTCAGCGTCGGTAGGTCCTTGGCCGTCACGTCACCGGTCTTGGCAGCGAAGGCCATCATGGCGTTGGTTACGTCCGAAAGATGGCGGCGCACGTCAGGGCTGGCCTTGGCCTCGTCGGTCAAGCCGTCGAACACCACCTTGCTGAACGCAGCCTCCTCGGCTGGCGTAGCGCTCTGCAGGTTCTTCTTGACGACACGGTCTTGTGCACCGTCAGTGGCGTCGCCCGCAATCTCCGAGCCCTTGGCGGATACGCTCTTGTCGAGGTCGATCAGATCCTTCACAGCACTCCCGGCCTTCTCGCCACCACGCTGGGTAACGAGGGTGCGGGCTAGGAAGGATTGGTTGTCCGGGTCGGTGAAGTCACCGCCCATGTCGACCACACGCTGTTTGACCTCGTCCGGAGTGACCGGGTCATTCAGCAGCTCGTCGGCATAACGCGAGGCGCGCGTAGCACGCTGCTCGTCATCGTGCCTGACGTTGGCTTCGGTCTCTTCAATCGTACCCCCCTTGAGCGTAGGTTTGGGTTGCCCGAACGCATCGGCCGAAGCTTCGTCTTCGAGGCTGGTACCGAAAACCTTACTCAGAAAATCGCCCGGATTTTCAGCAGTGCGCACAGCCTCGGTCATGCGGTCAAGGGTGTCAGAGACGATATCCTTGGCCTTGCCGGTCACGTCCTTGGCCTTGTCGCCGGCAGCCGCGAAGTCATCACCGAAGCGCTCCTTCACTGCTTGGCCGAAGCCAGCCATCTTATCCAGTACCGTGTCAGCAGGAGCAGGGCCAGCGGCAGCGCCGCCACCCCCGCCCTCGTTAGGCATATCCGCGACGCCGCCAGCACCAGCACCATCACCAGTGTCGTCACCACGCTGGAACGGGTTCTTGATCCCGGACATGTCTGGCATCGCGTCCTTGCCGCGCCCCAACAAGGCCGCTGCAGCGTGGGCCGGGCCGCGAAACACACCGGACATGGCACCGCCCGTGAGAGCACCGCCCGCTACGGCATCGGCAACGTCCCATGGATCGAGCTGCTTGTTCGGATCGATGTATTTCTCAGTGCCGTAGTCTGCGACCCGCTGTGCTCCTCCTGTGGCGCCCATGATGGCGGCTTCTCGACCGATATGGCCCAAAAGCGACCCAGCTGGTTTTTGGAGAAGCGTTTTACCGATGCCGATAGGAACAGCGGATGCAAAAGCAGTGTCAATAACTCCTCTGGCCCGAGCAGCCGTCTCGCGGTCCTGAACCGGGGCCTTCATCTGCTCCGGATCTTGATACTGTTCCAATGCAGCTGCGCCGCGCCCCATGTCGTACATCGGCACCGCTGCAACGCCGTGCCCAATGGCCTTGCCGACCAGTCCGAGATTACGAGTCAGCGCGGCCGCTGCGAGCGTTGGGATCATCGGAACCATGCTCATGGCACCCTGGCCAAGGGCGCTAGCGGCGTAGTCACCGGCATCACCGAGCGAATGGACGTCGCGCAGTGACGACACACGCGGTGCGTACATACGCGTGTCTTGTAGGACCTGCGTAGCGCGGTTGAGTGCGTCGGTGTATGCGGGATCACCGGCTGCTTCTTTGCTCAGCGCCTCGTCGGTGTACGAACCGGCGGTAAGGGCCGCAGCGGTAGTACGCAGGCCCTTGGTGAACTGGCTCTCCTCCGGGAGTAAGGCGTACTGGGCAGCCGGAGAGATCTGACCATCCGTGGTGAGCCGAGTGAATGGGTTTGGCTCGTCGCGATTGGTGCGCAGGGATGAGATTGAAGTTGCCATGTCAGTTGTTCCGTAGTGCTGACTGCTTAGCCTTTACGTTTTGCGCGCTCTGCGCTTTCTGTGCGGCTTCTACAGACTGGTTGATGACGTTCTCAACGTCCAGATTACGCACACTAAACGGCGACCCGTTTTCATTGGTGGCCCTAAAGAGTGGCACCACGCGCCCAGACTCCATCACCATTGCCTTGTTATTTCCGGTAGCCTTCCCCAGAAGATAGTCCCATGTCGGTACGCCGTTGTTCACGACATCGTTCCACTCCAGCCCACGCAAACTGGTCGGCAGATCTGCGTAATGCGTCGTCCCGCCGTTGGCGGAGAACAGATGGCCTCTCCTCGCAACATCGTCAGCGGTCGTACCAATATCATGCAAGACCTTGAATCTCTGCAGCCAAGCGTCCTGCTCCTGCGGTTTCATGGAGGCGAATTCCTTGTCTGCCATGGGGTTGCTACCCATGATGTACGAGAAGAGGTCTGCCGCCGCTTCCTTGTTCGTGACCTGATTACCGTTCTTGTCGGTGGTGACGTACATCTGCTCGAGGCTTTGTTTTAGGTGTGCGGCTCCATCTTTTTCGACCTCTCGTTGGAACTGCTGGGCCTGCTGCAAGGCCCTCATCCGCGCTACCGCATACTCCTTTTCCCGCGCCATGCTTGCGTTTTGCATGCCGGCCAAGGCAGTGACTGCATTGGTATGTCGCAGCGTATCGGCGTTGAGCTGCGCATCATCGTGCATGGTCCTAGTCGAGCGGAGGCTGTTCAGCTCGCCGGCACGCGCCTGCTGTATCTCAGCTAGCCTTCTGGCGTAGAGGCCCTTATCTTCAGGGCCATATGATTTGCGAATCTCTTCGGCTATCTTGTCGTAGCGAGCGTTAATAGCGGCTTCGGGGTCTACGTTGGGCGATTGAGCGCCAGAGGCAGACGAACCGCCACCGGGGCTGCGCAGGGCAGAGGTGATGGCTTCCATTAACGGGTTCTGCTCCCCGCTGGACGGGGATGCAGTAGCACCTACGCCAACGAAGTTGTTGATGCGGCTGGGACGCGATGGGTCATCGGCTTTGCCATAGATGTTGCCGTCGCCGCCGTAGGTCCCGAGGTTTTGGTACTGTTTGGTACCGCCAGTACGCAGGAAATTGCGGGTATTGTCAGTGACGGAGTCCACCACAGGATTGCTGTTCTGTACTTCCATCGGCACACCCATCTCAGAGAGACGCCGCGACTGATACGAGCTCGGGGCTACCGGCTGCGCGGGCCCTTGATCCGAGACCGGGACTGGTGGGGCGGCCGCCGCAGGAGCTGCAGGAGCTGAGGGCGCATTGGTGCTCGGTTGCTGCTGCGCTGGGCGCTGACCACTGTCGGGCGGGCTCGTGAACCCGTCCATGAACTTGCCGCCGCTAAAGGCGCTAGTCATGCCGTGACCGATACGGCCACCAAGATCCGACGAGATGTTGCCGGCGACATTGGCAAACGGCGCGATGAGTCGCAGCGCGCTGCTGCTGCTGCCCGGGTCAAAGATATGGGCCAGAGGGGTGTTGGGGGTCGAGTCGGTGGCTTTATTCGCGACCTGAGCGGGAGGCGGAGGATTGCCAGCCGAACTCGCCTGCGCTACCGCGCCGGGTTGCTGATAGCTAGGGCCGGCGGCGACATCCCCTAATGCGTTCGGGAGGTACACATCGTCATTTGGGTCTACAGCCTTCGGGCTACCACCATCGGCCAGATGGGGCGCCGGCATCGCACTGCCGCGTCGACCATCGCCATCGCCATCGCCATCGTGCCGACCGTCGCTGTCGCTATCACCGTCGCTGCCAACGCGCTTGCGCAGGGCGGATTCCTTGCGATCACTCTTGAAATCGTGAGTGGCGAGACGGATTGCGTCCAGCTTGTCGCGGCCAATGGCATCAGCCGTGTCACCGGGGAGCACATACTCCTTGTTGCTCAGCATCACGGGGCCGACTTTGTCGCCCGTCGGGCCGCCGGGACCCTTCACGCGACCGCCGTCACGCAGTTGAGCGTTATACGAGCCACCATCGGCCAAACCCAGCAGACCACGGAGGCCGGATTTCTTCGTAGGTTGAACAACCTGTTGTTGCTGCTGCGCTGGGGCAGGGGCCGCCGTGCCAGTGGCGGCGTCCACGGCATCGTCGATCTGGCGACCGCGTCCAACTAGAAGGTTGCCCGCGCGTGCAGCGGCACCGGTGCCGAGCATGTTAGGGTCGACGGAACCACCGTCAGCTAGGGCGCGCAAGCGAGACTTCATTTTGAAATCCTTCGTTATTTGGCTGGTCATGGTTTACCCCCTTCGTGGGTGTAGGTCTGGTTAACGTAGTTCGCCTCAATCTTCGAGGTTGCCTCGTTCTTCGCGAACGACTGGGTGTATTGCTCAGCACCCGTAGCAGCGACACCACCGGAACCAGAGAGCGTCGCACCCACGTGGACACCGGCCATGGCGCCTGCAGCAAGGGTGGACGAGATGCTGCCAGCCGCTTTCAGAGCGTCGACGGCCAGCGCGGCTTTGCGAATCAACTGCTCCATGTTGCCGATGTACGCTTGCACCTGAGCTTGGTAGAACGCCACGTTGGTGCGCAGCTCCGCTTCTTTGGCAGTCACCTGCACTTGGGCTTTCGTGCCTTCGGCCTGAGCCACTGCGGTGTAGCGCTGGGTGTCGGCGATATACGCCTGCGCACCTGACTGAATGATCGACAGCTGGGACTGAATGCGAGCCTTCTCGGCCTCCAACGCCGCTTGATAGCCCTCGATCAGCACCTTGTTCTTCTGGATGGTCACGTCGGCCTTCTTCATGTCGATGTCAGCAACGGACGTCTTGCCCTGAATCAAGGCAGCGTATGCACGGGCCTCGGCGTCGATGATGCCGGCTTTGGCCGCCTCACCCTTCACCTGCGACTCATAGGCATCGAACACGATCTTCTGCGCATTGATCTGCTCCGCGTAGGCTTGGATCTTGGCCTTGAACACCTCGATCCTGTCGCGCAGCACGCTGGACTTGATCTCCGCGCCCTGCATCTGAGTACGGTATGCCTCGGTCTGCGCCTTCAGCGCGTCGATCATTGCTGCGTACGCTTGCACTTTCTGTGTGTTCAGCTGGCCGCGCGCCACCTCGGCTTCGACCTCGGCCTTGAACACTTCGATCTTGGACAGCTCGGCTTGGATCAGCGTGTTGAACACCCGGGCACTGATCTCATAGCCGTTCATGCGTGCGTTAAACAGCGCGACCTGCGCGTTGTAGATGCTGATCTGCGACTCAACTTGGAACCGGGCGGCCTCGAATAGGCGCTGGGCCTGATTCATGAACAGGTTGACATAGACGTTCTCGGCGGCGATGGCCTGCGTGCAGGCGAAGCGCACGTTCTCGACCTGCCACTGGGCGATCTGGATCGTCAGCTCGCGGTTCAGACCAAGCTTCTTGACAGCGAGGTCTTGGCGCAGCTGGTCGATACGCGCGGCCTGCATGCCCGGAGGCATGGTGAAGCCGCGCATTGAAAACTCCTCAGACACAGAGTCCAGTTCACGCTTGGCAGTCAGGTCTTCGCGGTCAGCCGCGCGCGCCCACATGGCCTGCTCCACAGCAGGGGGGATGCCAGAGCCGCCGTCCCATAGCCTGCGCAGCTGCGCCATTACGTCTTCGAGGATCTCTGGGCGGTAGGTCGGCTCGCCCCATTGCAGGATGCCGGGCAGCGCAGTGCCTTCGAATTCGGGCGCCGTTGCGTTGAACGTAGGGAGAGTTATCCCGGAGAAGTCGGGTACGGTGATCTCTGCCAGTGTGGGTGGAGCAGGTATCGTTATCGCCGGCATGTCTGGCACGACAACGTCTTCGATCGTAGGCTCAGTAGGCAGCTGAGGGGTGGCTGACCACGCAGGGGCATTCGGGATATTCAGCGAACCAATCGACGACACGAAGTCGGGGATCGTCAGGTCGGGAATGGCCGGCACCGGATCGAGCGTAGGCACGTCCGGGACGATCGACGTGATTGTCCCGAACGATGTCGGCGAGATGTGGGGCAGGTTTAGGTCGACTTTGATCGACGGGTCAATTTTCGGCAACGCTGGCGGGCTGCCGGCGTTGAAGTTGAGGTCGGTGTGGCCAAGGGCAAATACAGTCTGCATGGCCGAGGACTGGAGGTCTTTGGCGACATCTGTCGACGCCTTGACGCGATCCTCAACCAGCCTCTCTACGTTCTCGACCGTGCTGTATGCCTCAGCAAAAGCACCACTCGCAGCCATATTCAGATCCTCCGAGTCGACATGGCGATGTCGACAGTCGCATCATGGACTTCAAAATCGGCGCCGTCCACGTTCGTGATCGTCAGACGCCAGTACCGACCCCAAAGGCCCTTGCCGGGGGTCACACGGCTATTGCGAGGGGCATTCGCATTGCGCTTTTCAAGGGAGTAGGTGTATGGGGGAGACCCAGACTCATAGACCTCGGTCTTCACGGCAATTTGACCGTCGCTAGTGTAGCCGAAGTACATGCTATCTAGCCGCTTCGTTTGAGCTGCACCGAAGTCGGTGAAGCCGGATTCCACGAGCGAGTCGATTTTCCGGCCGTTGTCGGAGGCGCCAGTCAACTCGTGGATGCCGTCCGGTCCCACAGCCAACTCGCGGCCCTTCCACGAAACGATCGACTCGAATTTGAAATTGTCGTACCAGCCCATCGCCGTCGTCTCGGTGTTCATCACCCACGCCTTGGAACTCGGGTCCTCGAACCAGACGTCCGAAGTCACTTCGGCCGAAGAGCTGATAGACAGAACCGCGTCGTTCTGGACCTGCATCAGCGACGTGCCATCGGCGGTCGAGATCAGCAGGTAGGTCTCCGGCACACCGTTGGGGTCAGCAGAGGACGTGGCAGCAGCGGTAGAAGTCGCGTCGACGTCGACACGACGCTGTAGTACAGCGATGAGCCCCGTGGCGTTCGCCGACGATGTCACGGCCTCCAGCAGACCGAGGGAGGCAAACGACTTGGCATTGCCGCTGGATTCAACGAACGCGCCAGCAACCGTGCCGATATCAGAGATGTTGGATATGGCCTGTGCGGCCGAGACCAACAGCTGCAATGCGTCGGCGACGAGAACCTTGTCCGTGGCGTTAGCGGCTGCCTCAGCCACCTGATTCAGGACCTGCACGGCGGACGATACGCCGCTCGCGCTGTCAAGCAGCAGGTCGGAGATAACCGTCGTGGTGTCTGCAGTCGATACAGCGTCGGCCGAGTTCACCAGCACGGCGTACGCATCGATCGTGATCGGGCTTGTGCCATCGCCAGCGCTGACGATAACACCTTGCGGCTGCGGCGCGGCTACCATCGACGACGTGGTGTCCGCCGTCTCAACGAGCACCATGATCACATCCGTGGCCGGGCAGGAAGACGTGGC